ATGCAGGTTCAAATCCTGTCGTCCACTCCATTTAAGGAAATATATGAAGAAACCAGCTAGAGTAGCAGACAACAAAATGACTATGCCATACGGCGATAATGTTGGTGCACCAGCTTTTACTCTTCCAGATGTCCAAGGATATAAACAAGGGCAAGCAGCAGAAGCTAGTCATAGATTTCATTCTCGGTATGAAGAGCTTGAACAACAGATGAAAGATCTAATGGATCAAGCTCAATACAATGATAGACTATTAAAGGCCAATATTGCTTTCAAACCAATTATAGGTCGTGTCTACTATTTGTATGAAGAAAATGGCAAAGACTTTATAAGTATGATAAGCCCAGATGAGTGGGGAGAATCTTATATGAAATCAAAAATGTTTATTGGTGCATATAAAATTCTTTCAGATAATGTTTGGATTGAGTGCATTTAATTGTTTACTTTTCAAACAATACATGGTATAATATACTATATTGAATGGAGAGAGATATGGCTTTAGTAAAACGTAAAAAGAAAACCGTACCAAGTGCAGTACAAAGTTATTTTCAATTTGATCTTACTCGTAAAGATGCAATTGAACAACATAAAACATATATTAAAAAGAACTTCTCAAAGAAAGATGCGCAGTTTATTCTTGCAAATCATGATTGGAAGTTCGTAAAGTATTATCAGGCGGCTACCTGTTTTTGGTACAATTCTGGATTGCCGGCTGATGATAATACAGAGTACTGGAAAGCTGCTCTGGATCGGCACATGGCTGAGCTAATTGAACCTGGCAAAGTCTTGTATTATGAAAAGCTGCAAGCGCAATCTGACTCAGACAAAGTAGTCAGTCTCTCTCCTCAACAACGTTTGCAGCGAAAAATCAATGCCACTATTATGACAGATCTTGATGAACTGGAAGATAAGTGGATTGATGGTGAAAAAGCCTCTATTGATGTGTATCAACAATTCAAGATACATGGACTGGCTGGTTCAGCTATTAAGCCAGTACAATCGGTGATTGAGGGATGGTTGCTTGATTATAGTGATGCGTACCATAAACGTTGTGAACAAGCAGTTGAAGGGTATTCTCACCTTTCAAGACCTGAACTTAATCGCCGCATCAAGGAATGCGAAAAGATGTTAGCAGACTTAGGACGAGTACAAGATGCTTCAAAAGCTACTCGTAAAGTTCGAACTGCTAAACCAGTTTCTATTGACAAACAAGTTGCTAAAGTCAAATACAAAAAAGAAGACAATGACTATAAGATTGTCTCTATTCCTCCTGCTCAGATCATTGGTATGACTATCATGTATGTCTTTAATTGTAAGACTAGAAAGATCACTGAGTACACTACAGAGGATGCGAAAGGGTTTGCCATTAAAGGTACTTCCATTCAAAACTTTAATCCCGAGAAGTCTCGATCACTTACTTTAAGAAAACCTTTAGAGCAACTTCCTGAGATTATGAAAACAACACCTGCTAAAAGAATTAAAGTGTTGGATGCAATTACGACTAAACCAAGTGTACCTAATGGTAGACTCAATGAAGATACAATTATCCTCATTGCAAAATAGGGAGATTAATTTGAACCAAGAAGTTGAACAACAGTTTCTTACTAAAAGTAAGTTTACTAAATTAATTGAATCCACTGTGATTGAATTACGAATTCCATATATGGAGGCTATCCTTCATGTATGTGATAAACACAACATTGAACCTGAAGATGTGAAGAAATTTATTTCTCCAATTATAAAGGACAAAGTTGAAGCAGAGGCAATGCACTTAAACTATTTGCCTCGTAAGAATACGCTTGATTCTGCTTTTGCAGATTAATCGTATATATAAATGTGTACAACGACACATGAACGTTGTATAATATTACAGTAATACGCAAACATACAACTAACATAAGGACAATACGATGTCATTCGAAAATCTAAAACGCAATCGCGATCAAATCTCTAAACTTGTAGCTGCAGCTGAAAAAGTCGGCGGTGGTGAAAAGAAATCCTATCAAGACGACCGAGTGTGGAAACCTACTGTTGATAAAGCAGGTAATGGTTACGCAGTTCTACGCTTTTTGCCAGCAGCAGAAGGTCAAGAACTTCCTTGGGTTCGTTATTGGGATCACGGGTTTAAAGGTCCTACCGGTCTATGGTATATCGAAAACTCTCTCACCTCTATCGGGCAACCCGATCCAGTGGGTGACCTAAACTCACGTCTTTGGAATTCTGGCATTGAATCAGATAAAGACAAAGCACGTGATCAAAAGCGCTTTATAAATTTGGTAAAAAGATCTTTGACAAGATTATGGATCTTATGCAACCATCTTTTGCTGATGAACAGCCAATCAATCCATTTGATTTCTGGGAAGGTGCTGACTTTAAACTTAAGATTCGTAATGTTGAAGGATACCGTAACTACGATAAATCTGAATTCTCAGGTAAGTCAGAGTTATATGATGCAGATGAAACTAAACTTGAAACAGTTTATGGTCAATTGCATGACCTTTCAGAATTCACCGATCCTAAGAACTATAAATCTTATGATGAACTTAAAACTAAATTGTCTAAAGTTCTTGGTGAAGAAATGGCTGGTGGAGCACCAACAGTAGCTCAAATGGTTCAAGTAAATGAACCTGTAGCTGCACCCGTTATGCCTTCTGCTGAGCAGGTTGTAGCGGCTGACGATGATGACGATACAATGTCATACTTCGCAAAGTTGGCTAACGACTCTTAAGCACCAGCTAACATTGGATCACTATAATCCATAGCAGACGGGGTGGTAGTTACCATTGGTGTTGTACTCGAACTAGAACTATTATTAGTCGTTGGAGCAACCACAGTGGTGTTACCACCCTTTCCATTTTCTAAAGCAGCTCTTTCAGCTTTTAACTGTTCGACTCTGGCCGAAGCATCATTCATACCCATTTGACGAGTACGAGCTAAATCTTCTCTAGCCATCTGGTCTTGAGCTTTGGCAGCGTCTAATTCTTTATCTAATGCTTTTCTTTCTTGTACATTAGTATCAAACTTAAAGCTTCGAATCTTATCACCGATCCCATCGCCAATTAATGGGATAGATTCAATTGCACTAGCAGCTAATTCAATAATACCATTAATGACATTTTTGAAAATATCAAAGATAGAATCAATTGCACGATCAAATCCAAACTTTTTAAGTACCCAAGCCATAATATCTTTGAGGAGATCTAATGGTGCACCAATAACACCATTGATCAATCCCGTAATGGCACCTTGAATAGCACCAATAAGATCAATCCTGTAATGGCGCCTTGAATAGCACCAATAAATCCTTCGTCTTCAAAGCCTTGAATAGCTCCTACCAATTGAGCTTAAAGATTTCATTAAAGCAGAGCCTTCGTCAAAGATTGCAAATGCGCCTTTAACCATATCACCAGCTTTACCTGCCATATCCATAACAGCATCAAATGGTGCTCTAACTTTAGCCATTATTTTAGATAAAAGACTTACACCATCTTCACCACCGCTGAAAATAGATTTGAATGGCTTGATTGCATCATCAATTAAACCTTCAAATGGGAACCTAAATGGTGCAGTAATCATTCTAAAGAATTTTGCAATCCTACCTTCAGGATTTGTAAAGATGTCTTTAACAGGTTTTAATAAATCATCCATAAACTTTAAAGCATCGTCAAATATTACAAATGATCTAACTTTTAGATCATCAATAATCATTGCTAAAGTCCCAGCTTTACTACTAAAGAATGCTCTAATAGGTTTAAACAATTCAGTAAGAGATGTGGTAATTCTACTTCTTAAAGCAGTGGTCATTGATTTAATGTTTTTCATCAAAGCATCTAATCTGAAAAGTTTAGCATATGCTTTGAGTGAGTCAGAGATACCAGCCAAAATACCACCAGCCAAAGCTGCGATACCAGCAATAATCTTACCATAACCTCCACCATCAGCTTTAGGTGCAGTATTACCCTCACCGGCTTTTGCAGTCTCATCTTTCTTTTCACGCAATAATTCCAGCATATCCATTTGCTGGTTTTTAAGCATATCAAGGAAAGACTTCATCTTGCCATTTAACTTTTCGAGCTCAAGCGCAACTAAGAGGTGACCCTCCATATTTTGCTTGTTATTCTCTTTTAGCTGATCAGCTACTTGTACTAAGTTTGACATTACCTATTCTGCTCTTGTCTCTGTTTCTCTTCCTTCAAATGATTCATTAACAAAGTAATATAGATTTCTCGTTCCCAAGGAATCATCTCCTCTATCTCAGTCAGTCCCCAGTTCCAATGGGTTATCAAATTAAAATTCATTTGATAATAGTTTTCTAAACTCTCATGAGATAGAGCTATGATAAAAAATTTGCTACTCCCTCAACATGAATATTATTATGATGGCTACATGATTCACAATCAAATTCAATATCATGTTGTAGCTTTGGGATACTTTCAACAAATTGTTTAATATGTTCAAACTGTTCAGAACTCATTGATTCTAAAAAGTCTTGTAATTCTTCTTTTGGTGTATCTTTCACATCAATACGTTCTTCATCAGTATTGATCGATTTAATACATGCTCTAATTAAAGAAAATGCTGCTTCTGCAGAACCATCTGTAATATCATGAGCTAAAATATCATTAAATGTTGGATAGTCTACATTCACAGAAATTTCATCAGTCAATTGAATTAACTTATTGACTTCAGGCATTTCAATTTTAATCTCATCAAGGTTAACAAATACGTCTGAACGTTGATCGCAATTACTACATTGCAAACTTAGTTTAGAAGATTCTCCAACCGATTTAGATCTCAATTGCAAAAACATATATTCTACGTCAAAGGTTGTTAAACTGCTTGTGCTAATTTCTTCTTGTAAACAAGCACCAATAGTATCAACCAATGCTTTAAACACATTATTATTATCGCCACTTTCACACGCTTACCAGTTGATGGGATTACCATCTCATATTTGGGCGCATTATTTAGTTTTGGTAATGCCATAATTTAGACTCCATTAAAAATTAAAAGAAACTGAAAGCTGGCCTGGTGGGACTGTCTTCCAATTTGTATAAGACAACTGTACCGAAGTTTCGACAAAAGCGTCTTGATCATTATTAAATTCAATTGAATTTATAGTTGTTGGGAATGCGTTCATTAACTCTACCGAATACGTAGCAATCCCAACATTTAAGAATGGGACTCTTTGTGTAGGCAAAGGAATAGGACTACCCAGTTGATGAATAATAACTCGTTTTTGATAATCAGCTTTATATCCTGCAGTTTGACCATCTTCATCGAGAATTAAATTTCTCCATTCATCAAAATATCTTCTTATAGGATAAGCTGCTGTTTCCATAAAAGTCATTGTTATATCATCAACAGCATAGCCGTATGCAACCTTTTCTAGTTCCATACCGACTCTGCGTTCGTGTGTTAAAATCTGTTTTCCTGGTAAAGAAGCAGTACGGCAAAGAATGTTTTGATTTCTTGCGCCTAAAGCTCCAGTGATTTGTCCTAATATCCCACCACGACCATTGCCTAAAGATGGTAATGTGATTAAGAAATTATTGGGACGAGCAAGACCACCACCAAACGTGATCGAGGTTTTAAGCTCTGAAATTGTACTCATACCATTTTCTTCCTAGAATCTCTATAAACTTTACTTGCACCAGCTTTATTCCAGTCTGCCATCGGTAAAAATGTTGCAATTTCCCATGGATCATAGAAAAACATGTACATATTACCAACAGGACCTTTAACATTTGTCCTTGGTTTACCCGATTTATTCAATAAATCGTCTTCAAAAACTTCTTTTCGGTTTTTCATGACTCTGCCACGAAACATTTGTCTCGCTTTGTCTTGAAACCAGCGTATAGACTCCTTGGTCCGTGGAGTGATTCCTGCACGAAACGCTTCGAGTTCTAATTCTTTAAATAAACTTTCTCCAGCCATAACATTATTTATATGAGTCTTTGTCAGTTTTATATCTATGATAGCATCTTGCAGCTGCGGCAAAATTAAAACCTAAGTTATTTTTTCTTTTTCCTATATGGCTTCAATGGTTTTAATTTACCAGGAACACAATAACTATTTGCTGCTTCCCATTTATTCATATTCTTAACGTATGTCAGCGCTTCGTTGATGTATTTTTTTGTTCGCTTTTGTCCTGTTGGAGGTTTGGTTTCTTTGTCTGGTTTAATTTCGACGAGGATTGTTTTGTTTGAAAAGATGATTTTGAGATCGGGGAAATAGCGGTGATAGCGTTTGTCAACTTCATAGTAATACGGTATAATAACTTCCTCTGATGACCATGCCTTTACTTTTGGATTCATATCACACCATTTAAAGCAATCGCGCTCCCATAGAGACCTATAGATTACATTAGTATGATCTCCTAGGTATTTCTTAGGGTTTAGTACTTGATAACGTCCTGAATAAGCCATGATTTACGGTATAAATATTGTTAGATTCTTTTATTTATCTATAGGTTGAGTACATGGCAGATCCAGGTTCAACGACAATTACTGTGTCTAAAAAATCTTCAGGTATAGCACCTGGAAATTTTAAGTATCCTATTAATAAGGATAACCAGTATAAGTCGAAAATATCTTTTCAAGCAATTAAAGTAATACCACCAGAGATTGCTGTTAGATTCTCTTCTTCTGAAACAGCATCAGAAGGAGGAACAGGTCGTGTCCCTACACCGACTAAAGCAAAAGCAAGTGGATTACAAATTTACGAATTGTCTGGTCAAAAGTGTGATTTGCATTTACCGATCGCATATCAAGTAAATGATGGATTTGATTATTCAACTGCTTCTCTTGGTCTTGCTGGTGCAGGGCTAATGGCAGGAGCAAATAGTGGATCAGCATTAGCAGACAGTCTATTTAAGTCTTTGCAAGAAGGTGCACAATCGGTATTTGATCTATTTGGATCTGGAGCAGTTTCAAGAGTTGCTGCAGTTCGTGGATCTCAAAGTTTACCTATTGGTGATGGTCTTAAAAATGCTGTAAGTATTACTGCACGTGCTACAATGAATCCAAATTTACGTACACAATTTAATGGTCCATCTATTCGTGAATTTAACTTTGTATTTAAGTTTATTCCAAAGTCTGCCGAAGAATCTCTAATGGTTAAAAACATTATTAAGTTTTTTAGATTCCATTCTTACCCAGATGAGATTGCTCCAAATATTGCATATGACTATCCAAACTACGTCACCTGTTCTTCATGCAGATGGTAGTCCAACTGAATTAGATTTGAACCTTACGTTTACTGAATACAAACCGCTTAATCGTGATGATGTTAGAAACGAAGATAACGACATCTTTTATAATTATGAGGGATTTGATGCTGCAACATCGTATGAAGATTACTATATTCAAAATGGACAAAGAATGGATCAAGTTTGTCTTGATTTATATGACACTCCTGAATATATGTTTACTATTTTGCTTTTAAATAAAAATTTAAGAGAAGTTGGTTGGCCTTTACCGCAAGCTAAAGCATATGAAAGAGCGCAAGAACTATATGACCATACAATCATTACAACAAGAAATGATCTTACAAACAAATTGGCGGTAGGCCAGGTAATTACCGGTTTGAGTTCTGGTGCTACTTCAACCATTGAGAATGCTACAATTTTAACAGTACAAAACCAATATGATGCAGTCCATCATTATGAAGATGCTGATGGCGAATGGATAGACATAGATCCAACTGTTGGACCTGGAGCACAAGTTACACCTATAACATATATGGAATATTATGTTGCCCATAATGATTCTTTAAGACCTATTAAAGTACTTAAACCAGCTATTATTTCTGATGTTGTTGAATCGTTTTTTGAGGCAATTAAATAATGCCAACTCCGCAAAATAAATCAGAATATCTATTAGAATCTGTATTACTCGAATCTCCTAGATTGAGTGAACCTGTTGAACTAAAAGAAGTTGCAACAGATATCGATATATTTGAATCTTTAGATAAGCCATATCTTACCGGTCAAGTTTTAATTCTTGACAACGAAAGGTTATATGAAAACGCTGATATATTAGGTGCGGAAACTATTACGATTAAAATTAAAAGTATAAGACCTCAAACAAAATCAATTACAAATAGATTTTATATTTCTAAAGTTGTTAATACTGAAAAAGTAAATAACAATATGCAAATCTTGGCTTTACACTTAATTGAAGACATTGGATATATTTCAAATCTAACTAATATCAATAAAGCATATGATGGTAAATGTTCAGAAATTATTGAAAAAATTTGTCGTGAATATTTAGAACATGAGATTGGAAGTGTAAGTAAAGATAGACAAAAGGTAAGTCTTATTGTGCCTAACCTAAATCCGGTTGAAGCAATAAAATGGATTGCTGCGCGAACAACTTCAATTTCAGGCTATCCATTTTATTGTTATTCAACTTTAGCATTAGATAAAATTTATTTTAATGATTTAGGAACAATGTTAAGTGCTCCAGTT